GCAAAGTTCTCAATACCGAATTTTTCCCAACATTCTTTCGTTGCGGCAAGAATCATCTCTGGTGTAGCACCAATAGGATAAATCGCATCAGGCACATTACCGTAGAAACTCTCTACATATGCAAGGAAGTCAGTCACTTCACCCACAATTTGTTCAACATTTTTATTCATAATAAATCCTCTCTTTTCACTCTATACTTACAGTATACTTGTTTTAACAACAAATGTCAAGTGTTTTTTTTAATTAAATGCAATTAAAGTCAATAAAAGACTATTTAATGCAAATCCAATAGCATTAGATACAATGTACAAAGTATCTTTAGCATATATTGCCCTCACTAGGAACAAGAACAATCCAAACCATACTAATAGTATGAAGTTCAATGGTGGCAAGTTAGTTGACCATCCCATTAGAACAGAGATTGATGTCGGAGCAGTTGCTCCGTGGATGAGAATCATTCCCAACCACCCACAAGTTTCTGGTATATTCAAATTTTTAATCATAATAATAAATTCCTTTCTTTATCTTATATGGCTATTATACCTGTTATTATAACAAATGTCAAGTATTATTTTCAATTATCCGTAATTAATTTCGGCAATATCACAACACTTGTCATAAAGGTCTTCATAGAACAAATCAGCATTCTCTTCTTGAAGTTGTTCTAACTGAGCATCATTCAGTTCTTTACCATTACAGACAAACTTTGCAGACTCGATATATGCCATAACAAAGTCTGGATAGTCTTTCATATCAAGACCATCGACTTCAACATCTGTAACTTCTAAATTATTTAATTTGTATTTCATATTATTTCCTTTCATTAACTAATATTCCATTTCACTTCGACTTTACCTTTTTTCAGACAATCTGCAAGGTATTCAATATAGTTGATTGCAGACCTCTTTTCATCAGAAGCACCCTCAGTTAAATTAATAACTGCATTTTCAAGATTTTCAATCATAGACTTTTCTGCTTCACCAAAGTTCATTACGAACTGACCTTCACTGTTTTCAACAAACATCTTTTTTTCTTTCCAATCTTGATAAAAATAACCCATTATAAATTCTCCATATGTTGTTCAAGGGGGATAGCGTTCATCTCTTCTTCAGTAGGAACACCAACTAATTTTGCAATCTTTTCTAAAGTGTTTTGACCAGAAGTTGATAACCTATCAAAATCCCAATACATTTCAGTAACCAATTCTTGTAATTCTTCTTTATTCATTCTAATACGCCTTTGTCATTTCCATTAATTTGAAACCTTCTTCTGCAAGTATCTTTGCATCACCATAGTGGGCGAACCCTTCTTCGTCTGCAAAGTCCATGCTACTTGTGTAGTAGATGGTGTCATTGTCAATATCAATATTGTGAGTATCCATCACATATTTGAAAGTCTTTGCAGTCTGGATATTTCCAGCAATCAAGTTTCCAGCACCCTTGTAAATCTCAAGTCCACCGTTGTTCGCACTAATAAAAATTGTCTCAGTCATTTGAATTCCTCTCTTTCAACTCATCTTACTTATACAGTATACTTGTTATTATAACAAATGTCAAGAGAAAAATGCATTTTTGCTAAAAAAAAGTCCCTGTAAAAACAAGGACTTAGTAAAAAAGTTTTATTATTTTTTAGAATCTACCCAAGAATCTTGCAATATGATGCACAAAAGGTAGTAGAGTCGCCGCCATAAACAGGTTTACCCCTGTATGTGCAAGTGCGATTCGCAAGGTGTCACCCTTCGGCATTCCATCTGAAACCAGAAGTCCTGCCAACCAGATAGTTCCAGTTGTTCCAATGTTTGCACCAAGTACACAAGCGATTGCGGCCGGTAGTGGTACTGCACCAGAAGCGACTAGTGCGATGATTGCCGTAGTGGATAAACTAGACGATTGCCAGAGCAGTGTCATAATAATTCCACCAAAGAACATATAATATGGGTTTGCAATAAACCAAGTTAGATGTTCCATATTTCCCATCGACTTCATGCCGCCTGAGAATGTTTTAAGTCCGATATAAAAAATCACCAACCCCACGAGGGCAGTGATAGCAGGGTTTCCTAAATCCATTTTCTTTACCTTTTTCCATAGTTCAGTTGTCATGGATACCTCCAAAATAAAAGGAGCAAATAGATTGCTCCTGTTATTATTATATAGGTGGTAAAGTTAGTTTGTCACAAAACTTTAATAAACCTTATAGTTATTGTAAGACAACTTCTTCTGTCTTTGTTCCAAGTCTACTAAGTCTTCTGATTGAGATAGGTATCTTTCAATGGGGGACATTCTACTTCTAGTCATCCATAGTCTGAACATCTTAAGCATTCTTATTCGCCTTTCAATTTCTTTAGTTGCATCATTAGTTCTTTTGATTCTTTAATATAACCCTGTTGTGCTAATTGTGCTGCAGCTTTAGCAGTACCAATTATTTCAAAGTGGGTAATCATTTTATTAAATGTTTTCGATGCAAATTCAGAAATTACTTCACAAATTTCGCAAGTAGATTTATATGTATAGTTTAATACTAATCCAATGGACATTGGTTAGGCGCTCCTTTTCTTATTGGTTATGTTGTTGTAGAAATGAATAACATCTTCATCTCTCATGTGTCTAACATCGTTAGCATATTCGGTTCTAATAAAGTTAACGATATCATTGGGGTGATGTCTCGTTTGAAACAATTTTGCAATCCATTTTGACATTTTATTTCTTCCTCGTCTTCAAAATGATAAAAGGGATGCATCTGCATCCCCTACGGTTTAGTTTGGTCGTTCTTTTGATTAGGCCGAACGCTTACGAATTCGACTTCCTCATCTGTATAAGGCCACATATAATACTCCTTTGGGGGGTTTTACACATATATTTATACAACAAAGGTCAGTCTTATTGTCTTTGTTTTGGAAAAACACCTGTGTCATAATTGCACAGGTTCTCTTGTAAAACTTTGGAACTACCAACTCTGACATTGATTATGCCGTTGTAGTAATCATCAGAGAGAAGAACTTCTCTATCGAATTGTTCTTTTGCTTCTAGATAACTAAGCATACCTCTACTCTGACAGTAGTGTAAAATCTCTCGTGTGAAATTCTCTTCGCCTAGTTCTGCAACGTCAGCATTGAGGTGGTCAGAAGAACCCCAATAGGTTTTCCAATCACTCTCTTTGCTAGAACGTCTTTTATTTTTCTTACCCTTGAGGGGTGGTCTGGTTACCTTAAATCTTGCTAACTTTTTACCAACATACATTTTACCATTAGTATTATTGGTGATTAGGTATACAAACCCTTCACAGTCATCTGGAAGGGTTTCTACTACTTTGCCTTGATATATCCACATTACCATTCATCTTCATCATAGTCCTCAATCTCATCCTCGTTCTCACTATTTAGTTCTTCAGAACAGAAGGGGCAATATTTGACAGAATAGAAATGTTCTTCCATCGTGTGTTGTATTCTGAAAACAGCATCACACGATTCACAAAGTATCTCTTTTTTACTCATTGATAATCCTAAGCAGCGGCGTAGACATCATCCCACTTGCCAGTCAAACCAGCAACCTCATATTCGGTCACTCTGTTCTCAAAGAAGTTAGTATGGTCTGCACCGTTAAGTACCCACTCTAACCACGGCAATGGATTGTCTTTAACCTTGAAGTTTGGTTTCATACCTAATTGAAGTAATCTTCTATCAGTTATATACCTTATATATTGTTTTACTTCAGCGGCATCTAGACCCTCAATTTCACCCATAGAATATGCAAGGTCAACAAACTTGTCTTCAAGTTTAACTGCTTGTCTTGCCATTTCATAGATATCACCTTTGAACTCATCGTCTACGATACGAGGATGTTCTGCACAATATGCTTTGAATAGTTTAGATACACCTTCAACGTGAATTGATTCATCACGAATTGACCACTCAACAACTTTACCCATACCCTTCATCTTACCGAACCGTTGGAAGTTCAACAACATGACGAATGATGCAAAGAGAGCAACACCTTCATTAAATACAGACTTTGCAAGTGATAGTCCTAATCCTTTAATTGTATTGGGGTCACTATCCATCATAAACTCAATCTTATCTGCCATCTCTTGATATTCTAGAAATGCATGATACTCGGCATCAGATAACCCAAGTGTCTCATTAAGAAGTGCATATGCACGTTGGTGAATGCCTTCTCTAGTTGCAAACGAACCAAGCATATTTCGTACTTCATTATTCTTAAACTTTGGAATAAATTGGTCATAATAGTTTTGTCCTACTGCAACATCAGATTGTGTAAACAGTCTTAGGATGTTTGTGGTATATTCTTTTTCGATTGCACTCATCTTACCAGACTTCCAATCAGATACATCTTCAGACAAATCTAGTTCGTCTTCAATCCAGTGTACCTTCTCGTGTCTTGTTGTGATTTCAACTGCCCAAGGATAGTGAAATGGTTTGTAGGTTTCAGAGAACTCCATAAGTCCCCCACCCTTTTTCTTTACAAACTTATCTGCAACTTTCATAAACTCATCATATGAACCGATTAGTTTATCGTCAATAAAGATTTGTGGAACAGATTTCGCATTTGGAACTCTTTGATAGAAAGCAAGTCTTTCTTCTTCGTTGTCCATCTTAGTTTCTGTATATTCATATCCATGCGAATCAAACCAGTGTTTGGCTTTCTCGCAGAATGGACAATGTGATTTGCTATAAATTTCTACTTTCATTATTATTTCCTTATCCTTGGCAAGCAACACATTCATCTTGTGACTGTGCTTCTATTGTTTGAGTTTCAAAGTCACAAGAT